CCACTACTTTTTATGTTAAATCCTGCAGGATTTACATGGAATTTGTTACCAAAACACAATTCATACTGTGCTTCTTGATTTATAAGTGCTCTTAAATTTCTTCTGACTATAACTCTAGTAATATTAGAGGTTATAGAGCGATCTACATCATCAACTACATTCAAAATCTTACTATATTTAAATCTACCACCAAATTTACTCAATTCTACTGAATCTGAGTAAGATTGGAGAGCATTTACAACATTTGTTTTTAGATTATTAACATTTGTAACTTGAGATGAGTTATAATAGACTGAAGAATCCACTTCAACATAAAGAATTTTAATATCAACAAGTTTTTGGTTGATTCCTGTTAATGAATAACTCTTTAATTTACTTAAAATAAAATCTTTATCAAAATCAGACACAAAATCGCCATTTTTTGGTTTAATACTGATTTTAACAGTACCAAATTCAGGTGGATCTAACTCTTCACCACCTACAACTGAGATAGATTCGGTGTTTGGGTAGATGTTTTGTATAATTGCCTCATAATCTCTTGCTGTAACTGCTCTAAATTGTGCAGCATACAGTCTTGGAGCAAAATATTTAACAGATTCTATTGGTTCTATGTCTGTTCCACTTGTACTTTTTGTAAGTGTGGTTAATTTTGCTGTTGTTACAGTAACAGGATTGTTTAAATTGTCTTTAAATGTACCTGAAAAAGAGAAATTAGCAGCACCATTACCTCCTGATCCATCTGTAACTATGTAAGAAATGAATATTTCTGTACCATTTTCCAATTTTTTACCAAAAATACCATCACCAAAGAGTAATTCATACTTTTCATCTTGTACTTCTTGAATTAAATATATCTCTGAATCGCTATCAATGCCAATAATGTTGTCTACGAGAGAATATTCTCTCCCAGGACCAGTTTCTCCATCACCTCTTACCGTAACAACGATGGTTTGTATGTCTATAAATGAGTTATCAAGTAAAAAACGTTGATCTAAACTACCATCAACCTTAAATTTCTTCCTTAAAAGCGATCCCTGATACACTAAAACTGGATTTTCAATGGTTCCAAACTGTGCTTTACCATTTACTACTGATGTAGTAATAGTTTCTGGTATTGAAAATATATAAGAACTATCATTTGTTGCACCAACACACACAGGTCCTCTTGCTTCAAGTGTTATTGATGGTAAACTTGTAGAACATTCTACATCTAATAGTATACTTGCCCTAGCAGCTGTTCTAGAACGAGGAACATATCCTATTCCTCTTGCTAAAGAGACAACATTTTCCCTTAAAGTTGCAGAATCTAAGAAAGATTCATTAACAATCATATTCGCATTAAACGAATTTATGTAAGTATTATATGCTAAAGTGTTTAAAAGAACCGAAAAGTTGGATCCTTCAAAATCAAAATCAGTAAAAGTAGAGTTTGCTCTCAGATAATCTTTTAACTGGGTCTTGATTTGATCAAAATCTAAGTTTGTAAATTTAGTAAAAGGCATATTATCTTGTTGCTTCTAATAGGAATGTGTAATTTTGTACTGGTGCCGATAATCCAACTAACGCAAACGAAATATGTACCTCAAAAGCATTATCATCTGGTTGTGCGTCTACTTTAACTCTTAAATTGGATACTCTTGGCTCAAAATTAAGTATTGATTCTTTAATTTCACGTTCAATTACCGATGCTGTAGCAAAATCGACGAAGTCAAACAATGATTTACGAACATTTGATCCGAAGAGACTATCAAAGAATCTTTCTCCACGAATAGTTTGAACGATATTACTTACTGATTTACGAATACACGCAGTATCTTTCAATACAACTAGGTCTTTTGTAACAGGGTGTGGTTCAAAAGATAAACTTATATCTCTAAATCCTCGTGATACTAATTGATCAGGCATTTATACAATGATTTATACAATACTTCTTCATTGTATTTAGCATGGTTTTACAATAAGTTAGAAAGGCCAATGATTATTTGGTTGTTCCCACCAAAAATGGAGGTCAAATTGCTCATTATCATAGTATAAAGATACAAAATCGCTCTTAAAACTACTATGTATGTTCTCACAAAGAGCAACAGACCATATATCAGCACCTGATGCCTTAGTCATAACATCATACATCCAAGTATAGTTACTTCCACGAATTACTCCTGCTTCAATTAAGACGAATTTATCCCATCTATTCTGCCATTTCATGAAGTTTTGAGTAAATTCAGTACGATATTCTCGTATATCTTCATCAGGAAAGGGTACATTAACTGCTTCAACATGAAAAATCTCCCTATCCACTGAAAGCGAATGAGAGAGATGTTGCGTTACTATAGCAGAATAATCAGGAGAGACCATTAAAAGGCAGGTATCAGAAGGATTAATAGGCAAATTCGCCATTTTTATCCTATAGGTCATCTCTTGGATGAGTGCCCTTTCTTTATCTTCCGATATAAAGAGCAGATTCTTCATTTTTTACCCTGTCCTCTATATCTTTTACGAGCCGAGTTACGCGAGGATGCAGCAAATTTTGAGTGTTTTCCTCTTCCTTGCCGAGATTTTTTCGGGTGTGCTTCGATTTTGTTTGCCATAAGTTAATGTCTTACTGTTTCAAGTGTTTCAGGTCGAGGGGTTCCCTCGCTATAAAATTTCTGAGAAAGATCCATCATAGTATCGAAGTATTCTTCCTCAGTTAAGTCTTGGTAGACGAGTTTCCCGCCCACCTTGATATCAAATAATTCTACTCTTTTCATGTCCTACACGAATACGAGGATCGCACCAGATTTCAAAACCTGCTTCTTTCGCATCAAGACAGAAAGATACGTCCTCTCCGCACATATCCTGCACTTCTCCTGAATCAAAGACTTGCATCTTAGGTGCGAACCATGGATAAGGCATTTCCTTATGCTCAAATACTCCATTTTTAATCAGTAACCATCCAAAACCTGTATAGTCTACTGTAAAAGGTTTGCGTCTCTTCTGTATAGTTTCAAGAGTTTCATGATTCATAACTCCACCATTGTTGCGGAAATCATCTTCCTCCAACCAGTGTGCAACTGAAGTAGTATGACCATCTTCAGTACAATACCAACCACCACAGATAGATCTTTCCTTAGTTGGATCAACATTAAGTTTCTCTCCAACTTTCTGTTTTGATACGTTTCCGTCTGCATCTAATACTGGATTACCATCCTTATCAATTATTTCCTGAATTACATCTTCTCTAGTGACTGCTTCTTCTGGTACAGACATCAATACTAATTGATAGAATTTCTCAGAGTTGAAAACAATATCACTATCAATCCATAATTGATAATCATATTTTAATTTACCATCCCAAGGTATCTGATCAGGACCACGAAGAACGTTTGCTCCTAAACACTTACATCTTGCAAAGTTCACCATTGAACTATAGTCTTGAGAAATCTGAATACTTGCTCCTGCTTGTACTAGATCAAAACATAGTTGAACGAATGACTTTAAAAAGATATAACTTACACCTCTACCAGGTAAACAGAATACTACTGTTTTTCCTTTTATTAATTGTCTTGCTAAAGCATAATCCCATTCTTCCTTCTTTGGTTTAGACTTGACAGGGGTCTTTGCTTTAACGGTAAATCCTTTAGCCATAATTACGTAACTGTTACATACACATCATACACTATTATATAGTGGTTGTCAATCAATAAGAATGTTCATCTAAAGAGGGTTTTTCTTTATGCATTTCTTTTACTTCGGTATATGATAAGTCTTCTTCTTTATATGATGTATGCATTAGACCAACCATTGCTTTAAGTGTAATCCAAGTTATTCTGAAATCCTCTTCTTTTACTGAATGTAGTATGCATTCATCCTTTGCATAGAAATGATATACAGTTTCAATGTCTTTAACCATCTTTCTGTTCTGATAAAATTATTTCATCCTGATCGGATAAGTCTAATTGTAGCACAGTTCCTTCATACCAACCCATATCGTTAACCATCCACTCAGGCAAATCAATCATAAAGTTTCCAGTTATAGGATCGACTTCTACGGGCGAAAAATTTTCTGCGGAATTTTTTTGCATATCATGTAATTCTCCTTAAGGTTTCGTAGAGTATTTGACTTTATGTATAATGTTCAATATTTACCTCTCGAATCGGGTCGTTTATAGCTTAATGGTACCTATGGATTTTATATACGGGGGGGCATAAACAAACCCCCGATCAACGGGGGACTGCTGTTCCACGAACTAATAAACTTTCATGGTTCGTAGATGTAACCTGATACAGGGCACTTAGGAAGTGAAGAACCTGTATAATGAGGAGACCAATAACCTGCAAGTTCAACGGTTGGGAGTGCGGGTTGATCGGTTACATAGTTTCCCGTATTGGAAAGAGTAACCCATTTGCGACCCCTGCTTTTGAGGTCGCTTGCCATAATCAATCTCATACTGCAAACCTCTTAACGCTGTGGTACGAATTGTACTGTCTGCAGATCCCACGAATCTGTTGATCAGTATCCCACTTGGTGTCGTCGGGGAACTGATTATCTAACGTTCTGATTCTGCTGATTTTCTGCCAAACGGATGCAGTACTGTGTTTTGTCTCTGGGAAGAACTTGAAGAAAACTGCCCGTGCGTTTTCCATGTCTGCCTGATTCAGTAAGTACGCATTCAACAGGCACTCTGTTTCTTCATCCGTGTAAGGTGTCTTTTTAGCAGATGCTGCTTTCTTTGCATCCTCTAAAAGTTGCCTTCCTTTTTTGAATAGCAGTCTCTCCTCCCTATCAAAATTGTGGAGACCGAATGCTTTAACCTGATTCTGTAGATCGTTGAACGTGTCTACTGCGTACTGTTCGGTTTCAGAAAATGGCATGATGAATGTTTTCGTGTATAGAACTATTATAAGGGAGGAACCCTACGAATTGGGGGTTTAGTGGACGGTTTAAGAAACTGGCACTTCCCAACTTGATTTTTCTATGTATCCACTACACCCTGTGCAGTAGAGTGCCGACCAACTAAAATGGTAGACCTTGGAAACTGTGGAGCAATCAGGGCAAGTGATTTCTTTTCCACTCTGCCCTGCTCTGGTGTAACGATCAACTTTTCTCATACCAAAGAATCCAAACGTGATTGAGGAACCTCTTTAAATTCTGGTAGATCATCATGCCCATCTTTAAACCACTTGTTGATATGGCGGGAGGTCGTTACAGACCAGAATTTCTCAGTCTTTACGAATCCTTCACCGAAGATGTATGCTGCAACAGGTGTGCGGTATGAAAACAAAATCCGTGCGTCGGGTGTTTCTACCTCTGCCATGTTGGAAGCAATTGGGGTTAGTTGCATTGATGCTCCTATTGGTGGATGTATTCATTATACTAAAAAACCCCCAGAGGTTGGGGGTTGTGTGTGCCATTATTTGAATTGGTTGCTGGTTGCCAATTTTGAAGGAAGTTCGACCAACTGCTGAACTTTTGGTTTTGCCTGTTCTACAAGTTGAAGAGCGTGGGGTCTTACAAGGTTGAATCCTTTTACAAGATCAGAAACCAGTGCATTGATTTCATACTCATGAATTGCCCATCTTTGCTTTACATCCTGAAGATAGCGTTGGGGGGTAATCAGTCCTCTTGCACTTGGGCGTTTTGGTGCTTTGGGTGCTGCTGATTTTTTGGAGACTTTCTTCAGAGGTGTTTTGTTTGCCTCTGGTAGATTTGCCGTAACACCCCCTGAGAGTTCAACGGTTTGTCTCTTTACTGCTGTTGCCTCTGGTTTGCGAGTTCTGGTCTTGCGTACCGTAGGTGCTTTAGCAGATGCTGTCATAGGAATTGATTCCGATGTTTACTTTTATATTATAGACATAAAAAACCCCCTTTAGGGGGTTTGGTGGACAGTTTACCAATTGGGCAGGTACGGACCAAAGTTTGTGGGTAGGTAGTCAGCAGACCGCGGTCCTTGAATCAGGTTGAACATGCGTGACTGGTCAATGCGACCCGTTTTGAATTGCTTGTAGAATGTGGTCCAACGTCCTTGAAATTTGGTGATGCTTTTCATAGAATGATGTTTCAACAATTGTATTATGGCATGAAAAACCCCCTTGTAGGGGGTTTAGTGTGCAGTTTGGTAACTGTCTTAAAAATCATTGAGGATTGATGATTTACGCATCCTCAACTGTGTTCCAAACGGAGATGAATTCGCTGATCCACAACGCTTGATGTTCTGGGAGTAATCCAAGGTCTTGCTCATCAGCACTGCATGCTGGAAGGTTGTGTTTTTTGCAGTAGTCTGAATAGACGTCACAGAGGAAGGCGATTGCATCATACTGGTTGTTTGGGATTTGAAAAGGGTTGTTTGTTGCCATGTCTGTATTATAGGCAAAAAAGAGACCCCTGTTAAGGGGTCTTGTACCACTTATTCAATTGTCATAGAACTGTGCCTTCTTCGGATACTTCTACAATATCCTCAAGAACTGCAAGGATTTCATTTCCATTGTCAGCGTTGTCAAGAAGGAATTCTGCGAATGCTTGTGACATGATAATAGGAGTGTCGGTTTACAAGTGGTAGTTTCCTATCGCCCCTAATCCTGAAACTACCAAAGGGGATTAGAGCAGTTGAGAGGTTCGATTTAAAGACGATTAGTGAACGTCACCCTTGCCTCAACATTTATATAATACCAGTTTTATGGGGGTCTGGCAACCCCATGTGTGCCAGTTTAAGAAATGTCCTCCTGTAGTCTGAAGGTTGAACGTGGTCTGATACAATCTACAATGAGATGATACTCATCTCTGTCCTCGTAGATTTTAAGTAGTGCTTCATACACTTTAGGATCAAGCGGTTGCATAAGACCTCCCGAATCTTTCTGCGTAGTATGAGATGTTAACATAGTCCCTCTTCAGAGTACAGATTTGGACGATTTCCGCCAATGCCAACCAATGGTCTGATGAATAGACATCTGGATTGCCCCATTCAGAAACTGCTATTTCATTTTCAATATCGAAAGATCCATTCTCTAAAGCGGGACAACTCATAAGGGTTCCATCTTCAGATATCCAGAATCCCATTCCAAATGAGTGGGAGAAAACGATTTCAGGTTTTGGCATTTACCTCCGTGTGTATGGTCTTATTATAACCCCCACCAGTAGCAGTGGGGGAAAAAGTGGACAGTTATGCAACTGGTACAAACCGTCCACTGTTGAAGTTCGCATATGAGAAAATATGCCTATAAACTAATTTGTGCATCCCGTACTGATTAGTCTTTACAAACCCTTCACCTATATGCTTATCATATCCTAGGTATGCCTGAACAGAATCATTATGGGTCAACCTACTCATGACCTCCCCTTTAATCGATTGTACTAATTGCCAGTACTTCATTAACCCTGCATGGATCCCGTAATTTTTGGGATCCACTTCTCTACCTTCCCTATAATCTTTATTTATTTTTTTCTTTAACTCCCTCGCCGTCTTCTCATCTACAAACTGGACCCCCTTCGCCATGTACCTGACAAAGTCAATTGACTTTTCCAACTCACTAATCGGTTCTCTTTCTCTGACCTCAGTGCCAACAAACAGACACTCATCCTGCTTTTCCCAATTATAAAAATAGGGAAACGACTTCATAGGGTGTGCTTCGGCATTTGCAAGATTGCCTTCACACTGCGTGGTAATATACTGGGTATGTGGTGCAATTATTATTTTCTGCTCTACCACGTCGGGGAATTTATAGGTAAGGGTATTGGGTTTATATTCATCAGAACCCCCGAACCCTATGAAGTCACCTTGAAAAACCATGTAACCTAAGCGGTGTGGTATGTGGTCTAAACACGCATGGAGAATTCTTGCAACTTCTCCACTGTGATTTGCGTCTATGTCCTCGTGTGAGTAATTGATCTTGATTTTGATCTTATTAAAGACGCTTTTAGTTCCCACAAAGAATTTGTGAGTTTTGGGATGATTACCCCATACCACGGCGGGTGCACCATCATATTTCAATGAAGTGTGCCCACCCCCTGTGAACCAATCCAACACGGATAAATCCCCTGTTAGGATTGTATCTTCGGGATGCTCTAGGTGTGTGTTTTTCATACTCTTAGTATAGCAATAAAAAACCCCCTTGTGGGGGTTGAGTGTGCCACTTTAAAGACTGTCCTCTATTGGAGTAATGAGAGATGAGAACGAAGGAAATCCTTTGTGAATACATCTGTACCAAAGAATTCTTCAATGAAATAATCAACTGTTATTTCTTCCCTAGCACAGAAAATCTCAACGACTTTCCACTCAAGGTCAGTTAGTTCAGGCATAAGACTCCTTTGGGGTGTACTCTTTTAATATAAGCGATCTTATGCACGAATGGGAATTATGGGTGCCACTTTGCCAACTGGATTCAGGCTGGAATTTTTGCCAATAAAAAAGGACAGTTGGGTTACTGTCCGTTTGTGTAAGATCCCATCAGGCAATTGCCGTATCTTACTTCTGCGTATCCGTACTCTTCGGATAAGTCGAGGCATAATCCCCAACAGTCGTCAAGGTCAACAAATGAGGAATTCTCATAAGGTGCGGATGGGCAATGAACTGAATATCTCATAGTTTTAAATTCGTGTGTATGCTATTATTATACACACGCAACCCCCCCATTTGGGGGATTGGTGGACAGTTTACGAATTGACCCTAGGTGGGTCAACCTTACAGTCGCCCGATGCAATCCCCAAAAGGACTTTATCAGATAACGAATCAAATGCCTTAAAATCGAAATCAGGTGGCAGACCTAGATCGACAAAATATGCGATGAT